CCGCGCACCGCAGCGCACAATAAACACCGAACCTGACCCTTTGGAATGGGCCTTTGAGGATACCAGTTAGTGCTGGCGAGCCTCGGTGGGCTGGTTTCCTGTGCGGCAAAGGTTCATTTCAAAGAGTAGGTACACGCTATGAAATCATTAACCCTCTTCAATCAACCAATTCGTATCGGTGAAGATGGCATGATCTGCCTCACTGATATGTGGAAAGCCAGTGGTAAAAGTGAATCTGAATCGCCTTACCACTACCTGCGAAGCAAGCAGACCAAAGAGTTCTTAGCCGAGCTGGAGAAAAACCACGAATCTGTGGTTTTTACTGAGCGCGGTGTACACGGTGGAACATATGGCGGGAAGTTTGTTGCTTACGATTATGCGGCTTGGTTAAACCCCGGGTTCAAGTACGCGGCTTATAAAGTCCTCGATGACTACTTCACCGGAGAACTTCAGCATCGCAACAGCTTAAGTGCGCAGCTCAACATGAAATGTCATGAGTTTGACCAGAAGAAAGACATGGCGAGCTTCTGCGGACAAGGGCTGGCGGCATGGCGCTATACGAAGCCAGTGTTGGTCGCTGAGATTAACTCCCTGGCTAACCAGCTGCAGATTACGATCCCCGGGCTTCCGGGATGAGTGATCGTGTCATTGAATGCGCCTCCAGAGCGGGGCGCGACTTCTCAGAGTTCATGAAAGGCGAGAAGGGCATGATGGAAGCATTGGCCTCGGTGGATGAGTTTGGCGAGCAGCTGCGCCTCAACGGCTGTGTCAATCATCACTTTGTTAGCTACATGATGCGGAACTCGATCATGCAGGCATTCATGGACATGGCAAAAGCCGAGAGGAAAGAAGAGCGCCGGCGTAAGCGAGCGGAAGCAAAAGCAAAAGTGAAGTAGCCATTACAAAGCCCATTTACGGGTGGGCTTGATAATGAAACCGGAATTTATTCTGGGCCACCAGTTAACGGCAGTACCACGAAACAACCCAAGCCAGAAAGTGGGGAAATAACACTGCCAGCCACTGAAAGATGAACCTCCAGCCTTATGGCAAAAAAGATTCTTTGTGGTGGTGGACTGATGGAAAGACATCGGTTATTGCAGAGACCATTCAATGAGTGGTCTCGACAATGGCTTATACCCTACACGGGATAACTTAACTGATATCCCCACAAGCGGATAAACGGAGCACAAATAATGGCAAAGCTCACCGACAAACAAGAGCTGTTTGCCCGTGAGTACCTGAAAGATTTAAATGCCACTCAGGCAGCTATCAGGGCGGGTTACAGCGAGAAAACTGCTCGCGCCACTGGTAGCGAGAACCTGTCAAAACCTGACATAGCAGATCGCATTGCTGAGCTAAAGGCTGAACGCAATGAAGAGATAGGTATAGACGCTGCCTATGTATTGCGACGGCTGACTGAAATCGATCAGATGGACGTGCTTGACATTCTGCTTGCCAATGGCGAGCTGAAGCCGATTAAAGACTGGCCCAAAGTATGGAGAACGACTCTATCGGGTATGGATGTCGTCGAGATGGCATCAGCAGATAGTGCTGCTCTCCTGAAGAAAATCAAATGGCCTGATAAGGTCAAAAACCTCGAACTTCTTGGTAAGCATGTTTCTGTTCAGGCATTTAAAGAGCAAACATCTACAGAAATAACTGGCGCTGATGGTGGGCCTGTTCGTTATGCCGATATGTCAGAAGAGTTACTTGAAGAGAAACTGAAGGAGCTTGGTAATGGCAGGCGCTCCAATCAGCTTGAATCGAAACGCTCAGATTTATGAGTTGCACAAAGAGCTGGCTATCCGCTCAGCAAGAAAAAACCTTCTCGATTTCACTTTGTACACTAATCCGCAATATGAAACAGGTTGGTTTAACGAGCTGCTTTGTGCTGAGCTAGATCACTTTCTGGATGAAGTTAAAGCCGGAAACATGCCCAGGCTAATGGTGTTTGCCCCTCCGCGCTCAGGAAAGAGTGAGTTGTGCTCTCGCCGCTTCCCAGCGTATGTGTTAGGGCAGCATCCATCATGGAACATTATCTCGTGCTCATATTCTTCTGACCTGTCAGACCGAATGAGCCGTGACGTTAAACGCATTATCACCTCTGACAAGTACGCTGATGTTTTCCCTGACGTGAAAATACCTTCAGGACGCAGTTTGGCGGGAGGCATCAACAAAACCGAGCTATGGGAACCAGTTGATGCCAAAGGCGAACTACACGGCGGCTCATATCGTTCTGCTGGCGTTAACGGTGGTATCACCGGTCAGGGTATGAACATTGGGGTTATTGATGACCCCGCGAAAGATTACAAAACCGCATCGTCTCCAACTTACCAGGAAGCGGTGATGGACTGGTATGACACGACATTCTTCACGCGTGTTGACCCGAAGATAAACGGAATTGTCATCATCCTGACGCGCTGGCATCAAAACGATCTCGCCGGACAGTTATTAAAACTAGCTGAAGAGGGCGGGGAACGCTGGCGCGTAGTTAGCTTCCCAATGGAGGCTGAAAAGGAAGAGATTCATGAACTCAACGGTAATGTGTATCGACTGCGCAATCCCGGTGAAATTCTGTTTCCTGAGCGCATGCCGAGAGAGTTCGTAGAGAAATGCAAACAGCGCGGTTCCCTTGTATGGAATGCTCTTTATCAGCAACGACCAACCGCCAAAGGCGGGGGGCTTATTAAGTCTGAATGGTTTGGTGAATATTCGGTACTCCCTCCCATGCAATGGCGTGCCGTCTATGGAGACACCGCACAGAAAACAAAAGAGGTCAACGACTTCTCAGTATTCGAGCACTGGGGGCTTGGCACTGACGGGTACATCTATCTGATCGATATGATTCGCGGTAAATGGGAGGCCGATGAATTACAACGCCGTGCTGTTGCATTCTGGGAAAAGTGCAAAACTCTGAAGAATGGGCCGCTTCGCCACATGGCGATAGAGGACAAGTCATCTGGCACAGGCCTGATACAGAACATCCGTAAAAAAGCGATATGCCCCATCAAAGCAATTCAGCGCGATAAGGATAAGTACACGCGACTGATGGACGTACAGGGTTATATCGAGTCCGGTTACATCAAGTTGCCCAGCAGCGCACCATTCATCAACGACTTCCTCGTTGAGATGGAAGCTATTAATCCTGATTTCAATACGCACGACGACCAGCTTGATCCGATGATGGATGCCATCGATGAGATGAAAAATGGCAATGGTCCGTTACGTATATCTGAAGACCTTTTGAGGCTCGCATAGTGTTTAATTTTTTGAGAAAGAAAAAATCTGAGCCTCAGAAAGAAGAGGCGAAACAGCCAATGTCTCTGGCGAATGTTCTTGCGATTATTAACGAACAGGAGCGAATTAAAAATGAAGGCGAGGCATTGCGTAGAATTGAGAGATACGTACCCCCGCCAGGCGTTATTCCTGAACATATTGGGGAGTCAGCTCTGGCGATGGACTCCACGCCGTACAGTTACCTTAACTCAGCAAACATCACCGCATATGGCTACGGTGGATTTCCTGGCTACCCATATCTGTCTCAACTTGCTCAGTTGCCGGAGTATCGCAAGATTACTGGCACGATAGCAGAAGAGATGACGAGAAAATGGATTGAGCTGAAGCATGTAGGTAAAGACGATGGTGACGACAAGGCCGATAAACTTCGCCAGCTTGACGAAGCATTAAAGCGTTTCAGAGTGCGAGAGAAGTTTCGCGAGGCAGCGGAACATGACGGTTACTTCGGGCGCGGGCAGATTTATATCGACGTGAAGACGCCAAGCGGTAACTCAGCCTGGCTGGTTCCCGACGAACTGGATAAGAAGCTCTATATCAGCCCGCGCAAGATTACCAAAGGAAGCCTGAATGGTTTCCGCGTTATCGAGGCTATGTGGACTTACCCGGGCGTGTATAACGCTGACAATCCTCTAAGCCCTGACTTCTTCAATCCATCTGAATGGTATGTCATGGGGCGCACGGTTCACGCCAGTCGCATGTTGACAATGATTTCTCGCCAGGTGCCAGACATTCTCAAAGCGGCGTACAACTTCGGCGGCTTGTCGCTGAGTCAGATGGCAGAGCCATACGTGCAGAACTGGTTGAGAACACGTGACAGCGTTAGCGATCTGGTTCATTCGTTTGTGGTCTATGGGCTGAAGACGAACATGCAGAATGCCTTGTCTGGAATTGCAGACCCAAACCTGTTTATGCGTGCCGAGCTATTCAATAAGGTTCGCGACAATCGCGGAATATTCCTTATTGATAAGGATGGAGAAGAATTCTTCCAGTTTGTGACAAGTCTGTCCGGAGTTGATGCTCTTCAGGCGCAAGCGCAGGAACAAATGGCATCGGTATCAAGCATTCCTCTGGTTAAGCTCCTTGGCATCACTCCTAACGGGCTAAACGCTTCATCTGATGGCGAAATCCGCGTCTTCTATGACTCAATACACGCCATGCAGGAGAATCTGTTCAGGGTGCCGCTGAAAACAGTGCTGGATGTTATCCAGTTGAATGAATTTGGCGAGATTGACCCTGACATTGATTTTGAATTCCTGCCGCTGTACGAGCTTACAGAAGCAGAGAAAGCCGAGATCATGAAACATCAGTCTGAGGCTGACAAGAACTATGCTGAAGCTGGCGTATTCGACCTTGATGCAATAAGAAGCATGCGCCAGTCGGATAAGGCCAGCCCATACCACATGATGGAATCTGAATATGACGAAGAAGAGCACGAAAACGAGTCCGTCGAAGAAGGATTCGAAGACCCGGAAAACCCTTCGTCCAGTCAGAGCTAATGCCGGAGTTCATGAGTGGTATCGCTCTGAGCTTCTCAAACTGGTTAGGGAGATGGATAAGTCATACCGATACTGGCTTGAGGGCGCATACAAAAACAACATGGCGATGGATTCCAGTCCCGCGAATGAGTTAAAGCGCAGATTGTCCAGACTAGGCAAGCAGTGGGAGCATAAATTCAATGAACTGGCTAAGAAACTGGCTGATCGCTTCGTTGATAAGACACTGCGCAACACCGACGTTTCGTTACACTCAGCGTTAAAGGCTGGCGGATTTACCGTTAAGTTCACAATGAATGACGAGCTTAAGAACGTGATGCAGGCTGTCGTTAACGAGAACGTCAACCTGATTAAATCCATACCTGAACACTATCACACACAGGTTGAGACGATAGTCATGCAGTCTGTCAGCCGTGGTCGTGACCTTGGCTATCTCACTGATGAACTGGTTAAGCGATATGGCATTACACGCAGACGCGCTGAGACGATCGCACGCGATCAGAACAACAAAGCTACAGCGGTAATTCAGTCTGAACGGCAGAAGAAGTTAGGCATCACCAAAGGAATCTGGCGTCACTCACACGCCGGGAAGCAGCCAAGGCCATCCCATGTGAAAGCTGACGGTAAAGAGTTCGACCTCGATAAAGGGCTGTATCTTGATGGTGAATGGGTGCTGCCGGGAGAGGCTATCAACTGCCGTTGTACGTGGTCTCCTGTTATCCCTGGGATAGATAGAAAATGATTGAGGTTTTATGGTCTCTGGGATTAGTGTTGATTTTTGGTTGCTTAATGATTGCACTACTGAAAATAGCTATGTCCAAGAGGAAATAATGGCCGCTACTGCGGCTTTTTTATTGCCTGCCGAAAGGTAAAAGCATGCCATTACGCAAAGTTAAAGGCGACTGGCAATGGGGATATCACGGATTGGCATTCGACAAGGCAACGGTGCGCTCCTTTGATAAGGATGGGCGTTTGCATATCGAAGTGACGCCAATCAGTAAGGCTAACGTTTGCCCTTATTATGGGCGTGAAATCCCTAATTACAGATCGCTAGGTTTACAGCCTGACAAGTTTTACTACCTGCTTCGTGACCCGAAAGAGTTAGCCAAAGCAGCATCTACATTCAACAACATCCCGCTCCTTAACGAACACATTCCGGTTACTGCTGCAGACCCTCAGAAGATGGCTGTGGTTGGTTCTACTGGTACTGATGCTGAGTTTGACGGGACTTATCTCAAGAACTCGCTTGTCGTATGGGACGCAGATTCTATCGCTGGAATCGAGACAGACGAGAAGAAAGAACTTTCGTCGGCCTACAGATATGTAGCTGACATGACCCCCGGCGTGCATGAAGGCCAGCCATACGATGGTGTAATGCGCGATATCGTCGGGAACCACGTTGCTCTCGTAACAGAGGGAAGAGCCGGATCCGACGTTGTTGTCGGGGATTCAATACCAACAGGAATGAAATCAATGTCAGAACTTACTAAAAAGTTGATGGCAGTTATCACGCCGATGCTGGCAAGTGATGAGAAGCCAGAAGAAGTGGAAAAGAAAGTGCAAAAGGTTGTTGAAGACGAAGCCACTCAGGCTGAGAGAGATAATGAGTCAGAAGCAGAGCGTCTGAAACGTGAAGAGGATGAACTAAAAGAGCGTGAAGAACGTGAGCGAAAGGATCGCGATCGTGACCGCAAAGAAGCGGAAGACGAAGATGATGACGGCAAGGATAAAAAGACTGCCGAGGATGAAGACGATGATGAGAATAAAGCAGCTATGGATGCCGCATTGATTCGAAAAGCTGAAGAGAATGTGATGGGGCGTATCCGTCAAGCCAATGAGGCTCGAGAATGTGTTCGTGCTTTGGTTGGTGATGTGAGTCTGGTCGCTATGGATTCCGCAGAGTCTATTTATCGCTTTGCTCTTGATTCAATCGGTGCCGAACATAAAGGCGTTCATCCTTCAGCACTTAAATCGATGGTTGAATTTGCTATCAGCCAGAAAGCGGTAGTTCGCAAACCATCTCATGGTATGGGGATGGATTCTGCTGCAACCAATTCTTTCGCCAAGGCATTTCCTGGCGCAACTAAACTGAAACGGAGCTAAGAAATGAGTGGCTTTCAAAGTGTAATTAATCAGCAACAGGCGCCGGGAGTTGAAGGGGATTTCGCTTCGGCTAACCCTAAAGCAAGTCTTCTTGCAGGTGAGGGCGCTCTTGTTGCCGGTGCAAATGGGGTTGTTGTTGGTCGCTTTGCATGGGTAAGCAATGGTGTTGTCAATAACACTGGAACCGGTGCTCCTGCCGGTTTCGTTCATCGGGAAGGGCAGGCGTCTGTCACCACATGGCTTGGTGAATCATCTATGACTATTCAGCCTGGAGTTCAGATGACATTGATGACTGCTGGCGACTACTGGGTGAAAACTGCCGGTGCGGCAACCGTAGGGCAGAAGATTTTCGCCAAACTGTCAGATGGAACCATTACCGCTGGCGATGCCGGGGCGTCAATCTCGGATTACGTTGAAACAAAATTTGTTGTTGGCAGTGCTGGCGAGGCTGGCGAATTGATTCAGATGGGCACCTGGAGCTAATACATGAATAACGCAGAATTTTTACAACATAAAGCTATGGCTGAGCGAGATTACGGTGTAATCCTTCCGGAAGCCAAAGCCTATCTGACGGATGCTGTTGCTAATAGCTATTCCTATGCAATGGACTCTCAGCCTTCACTGGTAACAACCAGCAACTCTGGCATTCCATGGTACTTCACTAATTACGTTGACCCGGAACTGATTCGCATCCTTGTCACTCCGATGAAAGCGGTGGAAATTCTGGGGGAAACGAAGAAGGGAGACTGGACTACCATGACCGCACAATTCCCGGTTGTGGAATCAACGGGTCAGGTTTCCAGTTATGGTGACTACAACAATAATGGGCAGGTAAATGCTAACGTCAACTGGGTTGCTCGTGAGTCCTATCTGTACCAGACCATTACTCAGTGGGGTGAACTGGAACTTGACCGTTACGGTGAAGGCCGCATTGCATGGGCTCAACAACTGAATACTGCTTCTGCGCTGACCCTGAATAAGTTTCAGAACAAGTCCTACTTCTTCGGCGTTGCTGGCCTGAAGAACTACGGCATTCTGAATGACCCTAACCTTCCGGCATCAATCACCCCGGGTGCAACTGGTGCGAGCGGCGGAACCACCTGGGCAACAAAAGACGGTCAGGCGGTGTATGACGATATCCAGGCGCTTTACATGCAGTTAGTGAAGCAGACCAAGGGGTACGTTGAGCGAGACAGCAAGATGACGCTGGCGATGTCTCCAGAGTCAGAAGCAAATCTGACCAAGACCAACATGTACAACGTCAACGTGTCTGATCAGTTGAAGAAAAACTTCCCGAACCTGCGCGTTGTTACTGCTGTCGAGTACAAAACCGAATCCGGCGAACTGGTTCAGCTGATCGCCGACGATTTGGATGGTCAGGACACCGGCTACTGCGCATTTACCGAAAAAATGCGTGCGCATCCAGTTGTTGTTGACCTGTCCGCGTACAAACAAAAGAAAACCGGTGGCACCTGGGGCGCAATCATTCGCCAGCCGCTGGCATTTGCAAGCATGTTGGGAGTTTAATTCATGGCAGAAATGGTAAGCGTTGGCTGCAAATTGCCAAATGGCCTTCAGGTAACTCTGGATGGCAAAACAGTAATCCTTAACGGGGCGGCAACAACCGCCCTCCGTGGTCTTGATGGTGCAATTCCTGAGGGGGCTTTCGGAGTTACCATGGTCGAGAAAGACTTCATGGATAAGTTCATCGAGACCTATAAGGATGCCGCGTATATTCAGAACAATGCAATCTTCATTCAGAAAGATATTCGCAGTCTGAATGCGCAGGGTAAAGATCTGAAAGAATCAAAAACTGGCCTTGAAGGCCTTGACCCGGAAAATCCGGCTCCGGGCGTAAAAAAGGCTGACGAAAAATAGCGGGAGCAGCAAATGGGCGTCGTAATATTTGCCCCCTCCGCATTTAAGCTACGCTATCCTGAATTCTCATCTGTCGACGACGCACTTCTTCAGCAGTATTTCACGCAAGCAACCATTTATCTCGATAACACAGACACAAGTCGTGTGTCGGATTTGGCTGTACGCTCAATGCTGCTGAATATGCTGGTTGCCCATATCGCCTGTTTGTATTCAGGAGCGAATGGGCAGTCTCCATCCGGATTGGTTGGAAGAATCGACAGTGCTTCAGAGGGTTCGGTTAGCGTTCATGCCGATATGCCAGGGGGAACAGCAAATTCAGCATGGTACATGCAAACAAAGTACGGGGCTGATTACTGGAATGCTACGGCGCCGTTTCGCACCTTCCAGTATATAAGCGGGCATTCTCCATCAAATTACCCGTATGGGTATTACCGGAGGTACTGATGGATAAGGTGATGGATGCGCTGGATGAGGTTGAAAAGCAATTTTCCAACATTCAGCTAAAGGTTGGCTTCCTTGAGGGGGCTACTTACGGCGGTGTAATCCCGGTCCCCATGGTTGCCGCTACCAACGAGTTTGGGAATCCGGCTCATAATCAGCCTCCTCGACCTTTTTTTAGAAATGCAATCGCAGAGCATGAAGAAGAGTGGAAAGAGCAGGCTGCTTTGCTAATTGAGCGTGGCGATGACATTGAAGAAGTATTTTCAATGCTGGGAACTATTATCGCCGCTGATATACAGCAGTCGATTCGCTCCCTTGATTCTCCGCCACTTTCACCAGTTACCATCGCAAGAAAGGGATTTGATAATCCGCTGATTGATACCAAAAACATGCTGGACAGCGTCAGCTATGAGGTGAGCGAAATTGAATCTCAGACAGATAGCCAATAACGCGATCACAAGCATTAACCCCAACATCCCGGCAATCCTGAAAAAGTATGCAGGTGAAACTATCGGCCCCGGTCGCAAGCCGATTCCGTCTTATCTCCCTGACCAGAACGTTACCATTCAACTACAGCCAATCAGTCGCGGCGACATGCAACACGTCGATGGATTGAATATTCAGGGGCTGGCAAAAGTGATTTACGTCAATGGTAATTACTTCAGTGTGCAGCGAGAACTGGAGCAGGGCGGAGATATCTTCGTGATTAACGGGGAGCAATGGCTTGTTGTTGAGCCAATAGAGTTGTGGCCTGACTGGTGCCGGCTGATTGCTGTATTGCAGGTAAGCCCATGAATGATTTCACTGT